GATATGGGTACCACCTTATCGGTGAACATACTCTTCGCGTCAGGTCCGGACTTGGATAATATACCATACCTACTGTCACTTGATATGGTTGCCAAGTTAACAACCTCTCCCGAGGCCATGAAAGAAAACCCGGAACGCCTGTTCTTAAGGTAACACATCCCAAAGGATCGTGTATCTGCCTTACAAGCTTCCCAGAAAATAAAGAATAATCTATTTGATTCACGAAAGTTTGGTGCCCCGACGTCAATCTTAGACCACTGCAAGTACATGTAATGAGTACCACTAATGTAAGTAGGAATATCCTTGTTATAAAACCAAAAACCTTCCTCCCTACGGGTAAACTCATTATCGATGTAATCATACCATTCTTCTTTAAATTCTTCTGGATACTGTTTAAAATCAAAAACTGTTTTAATTCTTGACAAAGCTTTTGGATAATCAAACTTACTCCATTTGTTATCTTTAAACTTATAAATATTTTTTTGTTTAGGTAGGGCTATTTTTAAATTTTGTATTTCATATACCTCACCTATTTCACCACTTTTACTTATAACTACAAAGTCGTGTTCTTTATTGTAACCGTACTCCCATTTTTTATACCTATTTTTTTTAGCTAAAACTTTAGGTTTAACATAATCAGTTAGTACTTTTATTAAATCTTGCTGATACATTACTTAGATCTTCCTTCTGCAAAACCTTTAAAAGTTTTTTCTTTTTTAACTTCTTTAGGTTTTTCATTTAACATATCTTCTTCTTCTTGTATACGTTTAAGTATTTCAAAAGCATCAAATATTGCTAGTTTTTTTGTAGCAGCTGCATTTTTTAATCTGTCAGCACTGATGTCATCTTCTGAATCTACAATAGGTTCTTTAGCAACTTTAATAAGTTCGTCCACAGCCACTTGCCCAGCTTGGATTATATTCAACTTCGTCTCCTTTGTATTCATATTTAATTGTAATATCATTAGTTCGCATACGGTATAATCTGTCATTATCTATAACAAATTCATACTCGCTGCTTGGGCTGAACCCAACAAGGCTCCCCTCGTTCACTTTAAAAGCATTTAAAGAACTATTACCATATTTTAGTATACCAACACGAGGACGTTCTTTTTGAACAGTTACAAGTTGTTTTTTATTTTCAACTATAGGTTTAACAAAACAAAAATCAAACGGTGCTTTCCACTCGTTATCTTGTTTATATAAAAATATTTGATCATAAAAACAAAAATATAAATCTTCTTTGAAATATGATGAACTGTTTTTTTCAACACCTCTTACGTCATAAAACCTTCTAAAAACATTATGGTGTACAATTACCTCATCACCTATTTTTATATTTGTTTTACCTATTTTTGGTATTGATTTTACAACACCTACTCTGTTAACGTATTTATGATCGTCCATTGTAGTATTAATAATAAGCTTCTTACCATCAATATCTACTTCGTTATCGTATCTACCGTTTTTTGGTTCTACTATAAAGCTAAATAAACTTTGCATTAGTATTCTAAATTATATTCGATTGAAATAGCCATATTAGAATTAAATTTTTTCCAAGGTATGGTTTCACTTTCTTTTTCAATATATATATTATATGAATTATCTTTTTGGTCAAATAATATATTAGATATACAATGTCCTCCGTAGACCTGTTGACCTACGGAGTAGTGCATTGCTTCATTTTTATAGTCAGTTCCTATGCTTATTTTTCTAATTAACTTAGCCATAGGAATTGATTTTATTTTTCTTCTACTTCTTCTTCTTTTTCTTCTTCTTCTACTTCAACAACTTCGTAAGAACCATCTTCAAGATTAATATTAATCTTACCGTACTCTTCTTCTAGTTGTTCAGCAGTTTCTTTAGTTTTTTCTATTACATTACTTAAAGCATGTAATAACTCGTGTTTCTGTGCTTCTACAGCGCCTATATCAGAAACTAATTGAGATTTAACTTGTACTTGAGCTTGAACTTGTTTCAATTGCTCTTCAGTAATTTTCATTTCTTTTTTACTCATAATTTTGGATTTTTGGTTTAATTAAACTTAATTATTTTTTAAATATACTTGTGGCTTTTTCAGTCGTACGTCCGCCGAAATAGGCTAAGACAACCGCCATCATGACCTTCTCAAAAGTATCGTTCCATGTACTGTTTATTTGAAACGGTATACTTTCTACACTATCTAAGATACCAGCTAAAGAAAATATAACAATACACCACACTAATACTAATGGGCGTACGTTTTTTGACATCCATGAGTCAGACAATGAATCTGCTTCCCATCTTGATGTTATAGCTTGTATTTCTTTATTCTGCTGTTCAAATATTATTTGCTGTAGCTTTACTTTATCATCTGCAGGTGCTTCTGATTTAGTAATAGCTTCAATAGCTTCTTTAGGTGATGTAACACCTTGTAACACATTTCCTAATGTAGGGTTGATTACAGAAGCCGCGCCAAACAATAGTTGTCCAACGGTTGTATCTTTAAACTTCTTTTTACTTGACATTTTTGTTGTTATTTTGAAACTTGAATTTTTCACCTGTTATAGATAATTTATCTATTACATCAGTTTGAATATCTCTTAATAGTTTTTCAAGTTTATCTTTTTCAACAACCATACCAGATACTTTATCTTCTAACGCATCGTTCTTAGCTTTTAAAGCTTCTACCTCTTCTGGGTTTTTACCTATAAAAGTATAGATAACAACTGATAAGCTACCAACTAACATACCTACAATTACTTTAAATATATCATTGTTAGTTTCTGGTATTTCAAAAAACGCTAAAAATAACAAAAGCCCCATTACAAGTAAAAATACTGTAGCGGCACCTATATAACCTCTTAACTCTTTATACATTTTCATTATTTTTTAGTTTTTCTACCTTTACGCTCTTCACCTTTTAAAGCATTATCAATATCACCTATTTGGTTGCCAACTTCTTTAAAAGCTTTAACTACATCTTGTAATTCTTGAGTAGTTAGCTTAGCTCTTTTTTTAACTTCTTTAATAGTTGCAATAGCTTTTTCATCAACAGTGGTTTTACTCCATAGAGCTCTCCACATATCTTTCCAATACTGTTTAGTTAATTTCCACATTTTATTTTATTTAATTTATTTTATTTTTTAACTATAGAGGATCTAAACCAAAAGCATCTATTTTAGCTTTTTGATCTGATGATAAACCTGCTACAAACTTAGACTTAGCCATATATATTTGTATATGTCTTTCGTTTCTACTTAGTTCATCTTTTTCATCGTCAGTTCTATCTGATTCTGATACAGCTCTAATTCTTTCAACGATACCTACTGAATCCATAGTAGCTACTATATCTTGAGCCACTCTTTCATCCGTGTATTCTTCTAATTCACTCATAATTTTTATTTATTAATTGATTATTAATTACTTATATATATTTACTTGTTTTCTAACATTTTTACTTTAGCAGAAAGCTCTTGTATTGCTTTTACTAACATAGGTACTAAGTTTGCCTGCGCAACCATATATTGATTTGGATCGTTAGTGTTTACTATACCAGTATAATCAATATTTTCATCATCTAATACTTCTTTTATTTCTTGAGCAACAAAACCAGATGCTTGTTCGCCTTTGTATTTATCTGTATTTCTATAATTCCATTTAAACTTTCTAGGTTTTAATTTGTTTATAAACTCAACACCTAATTCTAAATCTTCAAAATCTGATTTATCTCTAGCATCAGATACAAACGACCAAGCTGTTTCACTTCCTTGAAATCTAGCAGTTTTAGTTCCGTTGAAAATACTTACTTCTTCATCAACACCAGCAGCTGATGCGGCAGCTTGATAACCTATTAAAACATTTTTAATACCAGTAGTTAAATCATTAGTACCACTATCACCTGCATACGCACCTAAAAGCGTATTACTTCTACCTGTTGAAACATTATTACCAGCTTTATAACCAACAGCAACATTATTACCATTACCGTCATAATCTAAATTTTCTAAAGCACTACTTCCAATAGCTGTATTGTAACCACCAGTATCTTCTGTTTTCAAAGCAGTAGAACCTATTGCTACGTTTCTAGTACCTGTTGTAATATTTACACCACAATTACTACCACCAACCAACGTGTTTCTAATACCTGTTGTCATATCAAAACCAGCTTTAAAACCTATAGCTACATTAAACACATCTGTATCAGAACCTTGTACTTGTACTTTTAAAGCTTCTTGACCAATAGCAATACTTTTATTACCTTGATCTTCAGTGCTTAAAGCATCGTAACCTAACGCTATATTTGAATCACCAGTTGTAAGTGCATCTCCAGCAAGACCACCTAATATTGTATTATATACTCCAGTTGTAACAGCTGTACCAGCCGCGTGTCCAACAGCTACGTTATATGCAGTACCTGCTCCATTTTGTGTTCCTAAAGCACTATACCCAATAGCTACGTTATTACTATCGCTTTGTGCAGTTCCTAAAGCAGCTCTTCCCATAGCAACGTTATTAGCTCCATCTGTTAAAGCATCACCAACTTGACCTCCAACTAATACATTATTTATACCTGTTGTAACAGTTGCCCCAGCATCATGTCCAACAGCTACGTTATAAGCATGGCCATCATAATTTTGGTCTCGTAACGCGGCAGTACCAATAGCTACACTTTTGCTACCCGTGTCTTCCGTGCTAAGAGCTGTTAATCCTATAGCTATATTTTGAATACCTGTAGTAAGCGCATCACCAGCCTGTCCTCCTATAATCGTGTTTCCAGTACCTGTTGAAACTGATTTACCAGCATGATACCCTACAGCTGTATTATAAATATCTGCATTACTAGTATTGTTTTGAGTTTCTAACGCACTTACACCTATAGCTACACTTCTATCACCTTGCGTTTCGCTTGTTAAAGCTTGATAACCTACGGCTACGTTTGTATTACCGCTTGTAATAGCGTCTCCAGTTAAACCACCTATAAGCGTGTTATATCCACCTGTTGTCATTGCATAACCAGCATCAAAACCCACGGCTACATTATAAGCATCTGCTCCGGCATTTAATGTTTTTAACGCTTCATATCCTAAAGCTGTATTTCTTCCATGATCATCTTCAGTTGATAAGGCGTCGTAACCTACAGCAACATTAAAAGAGCCTGCCAAAAGAG